AGTAATATTCCAATTTCTAGCAGTTGCTTCATCATAGATTATATCACCAGTTACATCTAAATTCCCACTCAATGTTAAGTTAGTTCCTGTTGCATTTTCTGCTAATTCAGATGCAGCACCACCACCAACTGCTGTACTTGCAATACCTACCCATTTTGATGTGGTTGAATTGTATATAAGCAACTGACCATTAGTTCCATCAAAGGTTACATCATCAAGATCTTTGATGAATCCTGCTCCACCACCACCCATAGTGGATAATTGAGTTTGAATTCTACTAATAAACAATCTGTAATGTTTTGACAGGTCATCAAGAGTAGCAAATTTCTGATCAAGAGGAGTTAAAGGATCAGTTTGACCACCAGCAGTTTCTTTTTCACTAGGTGGTTCATTTAAAAGACCTTCACTTAATTCTACTTGTGTTTTTTTAATTTCAAAAGATATTTTTTTGATATCTTCTAGACAATTTTTTACACTTACTTTTACAAATCTTACATCCTGCTTAAGTGTCTTAATATCATCATCATAATATTTGACCTCTGGGAGAGAATTTAACTTTTGTTGAACTTCTTCTTTAAAATTAGTATAAAAAGAGAGAATTTTCTCGTCTGTTTTTATACTTTCTTCCTCAATAGATTTGATTTGTTCTTTTAATGTCTGTTTGAGTTTATTTTGCTCACTCAATATTGCTTTTTTGAGTTTTCTATCATCATCTTTAAATTCTTTATGATGATCATAAACTCTGAGGGTCATTTCCCTCAATTCTTTATAAATTTTATCTTTCGTCTCAGTTAAACTTTCTGAAATATTTTTAGTATCTATCCTTTGTTCAAAATCTTTAGTTTCAATAGTTTCAGATAACTCTGAAACCCTCAAATTTATTTTTTCTTGAATGGTTTCAAGGTGTCCTTGAACTACTTTAAAGTCATCATCAATAATACCAAAGGTTTTTCCAATCCAAGAGAAGTCTGGAACCTCATTTACCTCATTCACCCATTTTGGAAAGGTGGGAATATTGTTGTTTACATCCTCAATCCTTGATTTTAGAGTATCTAAATCATTTTCATAGTATTTTACCTCAGGTAGAGACTCAATTTCTTCGTTTATCCTTGATATTTTACTATAAATTAATTCAATATCACCTTCATAGTATCTAACCTCTGGTACTTCAGGTATTTTTTGCTCTATTTGAGATAATTTTACCTCAAATTCTTCATTTTGTGCCTTTAAAGCATA